CGTAGTCGTAGAAGTAGAGGGTGCTGGGCAGCGGGTTGGCGACAACGTAGTCGAGCCACTCAGACGCCTGATCTTCGTCGACCGAGATTGCCGACGGGCGCCGTGCAACCTCAACACCGACGTACTTCGTCTTCATGCCTGTGCCCTCACGAGTGAAGGCGACGTCGTACCCCTGATCGGGATCGTCAATACAGAGGACCTCGCCCGTGTGCTTGTCGACCGAGAGGTTGGTGATGTCGATGTCGATCTTCTTCGGGCACATGTACAGCAGCGGCCCGTCTTTCTCGTTGTCCCGGTCGATGACCCAGAGCAGGACGCGCTGGTAAGGCTTCAGCTCATCAGCGTACTTGCTGTCGCCTTCGCGCTGAGCACGCTTCAGCTCTTCACAGACGGGGCAGGCCTCACCCCGCATCTTCTGCAAGCAGATGTAGGTCTGGTTGTCGGGGCCGACGTTGGAGTGGAGCCACACGTCGAGCCCGTAGTGCTCAGCGCCTTCCCACGTCGGAGGCATCACGCGGAAGCGATGGTCGCCCTCTTTCGGTGCCCAGTTCTTGAACTCGGACTTGGTGGGGTTGTCGAACATGCTTCCGGCCTGCTGCTTGCGACGCTCGATGTCGTCCTTGCTGCGAGGCTTGTACTGGAACGGCTGCTTCTTGACCATGGCGATCAGCTCCTTTTATCTCATCTTACTCGACGTGACCAGTAGACGTGTGCAGCAAACTTTGCTGAGAAGTAAGCATACACACAGAAGAATGTCAAAGTTGGCAATCCCAACATCGCCAACACAAACACCCACAGCGCATTGATGATGATCTCGATCATCCCAAACGCTCACGATCGCTCGTGCGCTTTTGCCGAACTTCGTTCATCGCGGCTCGTCCCTCACGCGCTGAAAGTTCAGCGCTCCCCGCACCGGCCACAGTCACTGACGCGGCGCTGTAGTAGCCGGCGACAAACAGATTCGCAAGCTCACGCAGCATGTACCCACGCTGAGCGAAAGCGTCTTTCAACCCCTGAACTTCATTTGCGGTTCGGCACGCATCGATGTATGCATTCGATGCACGCTGATGCTGTCCGCTGGTCTGCACCATCGTGATAAGCTGAGACTCAGTCAGCTTCAGATGCTTGCTCTCCTCGCGAAGCTGGAGTGAGACGTTCGCGTCGACCGTCTTCAACTCATCGCGAGCGGCATCCATTGCCGCCGTGCAGGCAGCAGCCAACTCACCTGCGGTATGGAACAGCATCGGCTGCTGCACAATCTCATCATCAAGCTGATGCTTGTTGATCACGAGGCGACTTCGAAGATGTTCCAATTGCAGGTTGATGTCCATGATCTTCTCCTCTGCTACTCTGCCAGAATGCTACGTCCCAGTGACACGATCAGCGGGTAGATGCCTCCCTGCGGATACGGATCAGCAAAATGCTCAATGATCTGCAGCCCACGGATTGCGGCATCGTTTGTCTTCGCGTTTCGAACAACGGCGGTGACGTAGGAAACGATTGCGATACGGATGCTCTCAGGATTCTGATCCTCAACAGCCTTCACCATCTCCATGGCGTCGCGCCACAACACGCCGCCCTTCAGTAGCGCCTTGGCGATGGTGATGGCATCGCCGTCGTCGACCGACTCCTTGAGGAGAGACGCAGCGGCTTTCAGATCGTTGCCGCACGACGAGACTTGTGCCAGATACGTCAGCCCACGCCGAGGGCTGCCGCTGCTCTTCGACGCCACGAAATCGATCACTTCATCCGAGACGGTGAGTCCTTCAACCTCAGCAACGCCCTTGAGAAGATCGAAGATGAGTGAGGGCTTCACGGGCTTGAGCTCGTAGACGTTGCAGCGCGTTCGGATCGTATCAGGAATCTTGCCTGACTCAGTGGTGCAAAAGCACCAGTAGACGTGCTTGGGCGGCTCCTCAACAGACTTCAGGAGGCTCTGCCACGCCGCTTTGCTGAGAGCGTGGGCCTCATCAATGATGTAGACACGCGACTTGCTCGCCCCGAGCGTCGAGTACGCGATGTTTTCTGTGATCGAGCGCATCGCGTCGATGCCCGTGTTCGTGGCAGCGTCAACTTCGATGATGTCACCCGGACCACAACCCACAGTTCGAGCGATGATCCTCGACAGCGTTGTCTTTCCAGTTCCTGACGGACCCTGAAAGATGAACGCGTGGCAAGCATCACGACTCAGCACATCTTTCAATGAATCAACAACGTGCTGCTGGCCCAGCACGTCTTGAAAATCATCAGGTCGATACTTCGTGTGAAGGGTATTGGTCATGTTTAATTATACGCCTTCGAGTTAATCTCTTGACGCAATCACGACCTTCCAAAACGACTGCAGCCCGGGCAAAAGTGCAACTTGCTGAACATCTTCCCACTCAGAAGATGGATGCATCCCGTTGCTGATGTCACGGCAGGAGTCTGTAATGAGCGTCCTTGCGCGGATGACTTTCTCAGAGAGGTAAGAAGCCTGGCAGCAGAGCTTATCACTGATGCCTGAGTTCAGCGCGTCAGTGAGTGTCAGTGGCACGTCAACAGGGTTCACGTCGATGCCAAACATAGCACCATGAAGAACAAGAGCCGCCGCAATTGGGTGACAGTTCTGACTGAGAAACATCGTTGCGATCTTCTCAAAGAGCGCTGAGAAGACCGCAGATTCTTGTTCCCTGCTATCAATCGGCGGGGGCACTATGTCGAGCTCAGTGACGGTGATAGGCGTGCCCTCTTCGATGCCTGTGTGAGCAACTACCATGCGCCAGTTGAAACTCTGCACTCCCGGGCTATTCGCCTCGTGAACTACCTTGTTGGTGACCGCCTCTACGAACTCATCAACGTTGAAAACAGTACACATTGCTACCTTCTAGACACTGTCAGGTCTGCTGAATCCTGCCGCTCGATCGTGCACCGCTTGAATCTCAACGATTCCTCCGCGGTAAACTGCACGATAAACGGTTTTCTGATATCGAACCAAACACCTATCACCGTCTTTGATGGGCTGAACCTGATTATCTAAACTTTTCGTACCGCTCTCGACAATTTCTCGAACTTTTGAAGTGAAGTGGTGCACAATCTTCGCGAGACCGTCACACTTGAACCCCGGCAAGACTTCGATGCCCACGAATGTTCGATACTCCCACATCCAGTTCTTGTCAGCACACACGCCAACAGTGGCCACAATCGTTCCACAACTGAGACGATAGTGGCCGGGCTCAATCCGTGTTGAAATCACTTGTGCAGCACCTTCGGGCTTTGGTGCTGCATCTCCCAAGCGCTCACGCTCTGCCATACATCAACCTCGCTTCTTAACGCGATAGGTGAAACTCCCAGACCATCGGCAGAACTCTACCAACGACATACGCTCAATCGCAGTTGCGACAGCGGGCTGAGGATCTCTGCGCATCCCGAAGAACGTGCCGTTGCGGTACATCTGCACAGTGTCGGCTTTTGCCGCAGCGACGATATCACGACTGACTCGCTTCCCTGACCTCTTGAAGAATTGAAAGACTTGAGGGCACATCAGCAGTCTCCCGTCCCGGCTGCGTACTCAAACGCAGCGTGCGGAGTGCTATCTACAGCCGTTTGCTGCAGATTCCACGTGGTGTTGACAATCTTCTGCGCTTCTTCGAGCGTTGCGACAAACCGGCCATACCCACAAACGTGCAGCGGGCGCCCAACAGGCGCTGATGACGGATAGTACTCGATGACGTAGACGATTGCGCCGCTGGGGTCCTTGATCTCGTGACGTTGAAGTGACATGATGCTCTCCTCTTGAAAGCGGTGCGGATCAGTCCAAGTAGGTGACGTTGCTGGCATGGACCATGAGGATCCAACCCGCCGCTTCGAACCCGTAGTACCCGGCAGCAGCCCAAGCGCCGCCAACCAGGTTCTTGTGAGAGCGATTCGCACCCAGCTTGCCGACCGGATCGACGACGACCTGGTGCTTGTCGAAGATGTTGTCGTTCTGCGTAACGTGCATTCTGAAGTTCTCGCTGAACCATTCGGTTCCGCGACGGACGAGCTGGCACTCGGTTCCTTGCTTGACTTCAAACATGTTTCTGCTCCTTCGTGTGGGTGGATTTGTCCACCACACCTACAGCATAGCAAATCCACGCACGATGTCAACCCCGTGGCAACAAAAATTTCATGTTTTATTTTTGTCAGAAGCCGAATGCTCTTCGTGTGAAACGAAAACCTCTGTTTCATCTTGCAGGCGCATAATCACCCCGTAGATTCGTTTCCCATCGATGAGCACGTACTTTCCTTTGGGACACACGTACAGCCAGCGATTGTGCCCGTCGGAGCAGAGAGGCTTACTTCGTTTGTGATCCACGGCTCAGATCCTTCTTGACGTGGCTCGACTTGAACTTCCCAACGTCCTCCATATGGTACCAGTCACGACCGATCTCAACCTCAACTTGCATTGGGACTGTGATCCAATCATACGGGCAAGCAAGCATCATGTTGATGATTGTCTCGAGCGTCTGGTCAAGATCCTTCTCGGGGACGATGAATGTCAAGTCGTCGTGAATGTTCAGCCGCGGCTGAAACCACCACATCTCTGTCTCTTGCGCGTACTCGCTCAGCCGATTCATTGAGTCAACAACGATGTCACTCGCGGTCCCTTGCACAGGCGAATTGATCACCATGTTTGAACTCATCGGACCATGGCGGCGCCTCCCAGTCATGCACTCGACGTAACCGTGCTCAGCATAGAACTGCTTCAGCCGCCGCTGCCAACGAAGCACGCCGAAGAACTCACGCCAGAACTCATCATAGATCGGCTGGAGCACCTCACGAGGCATCTCAAGACTTCGAGCGCACGAACTGCAGACAGATCCGTAAAAGCACGGGAATACCATCTGGTTCTTCACGTCCGATCGAAACGCTTTGAGACCCTTCCCTGTGAGATCTTTGTGCCGAGCACGACAGGTCTCAGGCCAAGCCTTCACAATCTTCTCTGCCCAGACCATGTGAATATCATAGTCAGTGAAGAGTGCATCACAAAGAACGGGATCTCCACTCATCAGCCCGATCACGCGAGCTTCGAGCTGCCCGAAGTCAACAGCAACGATCATATGCCCGGGCGGGGCCACAAACGCCTGCCTGATCTTCTTAGATACAGGATTGCGTTTGGGGTAGTTCTGCATGTTTGGATCGTTTGACGACAGCCTACCAGTCGCAGTGAAAGTTGTGTTAAACTGCGTGTGAAGCAGCCCATCGGGCCAAACAACAGAGCGTTCGTGCTTCTTCAGCAGCGGCTGAATGTAGGTGCCGTGGTTCTTCGAAAGCGCGCGAAGGCTCAAGACGTGTCGAGCTATCGGCAGATCGATCTGCTCAAGCACCTTCTTGTCGACTGAGTACTTCTTGCTCTTTGCTGCACGACCCTCGCCTCGCTTGAGCACGTCTCTGAACAGCAAAACGACGTTCTGGGGACTCGTGGCAAGAAACTGACCAAAGCGTTTCTTGTACTCAGCAACGGCAGGATCAGCATCAATACCATCAAGCGCTTCAGTGATTTTCTTCTGGTACTCAGCGTCGAATGCCTCGACACGCGCTTGATCGAGCGGGAAGCCAAGGATTTGCGAGAGCACAACAGTCGGTATCCGCCTGCGATGCTCTTCGTACGCACCAGAGAGATCAAGGCTCTGAAGTTGCCGACGCTGTGAGATGAAGAGTTTTCGGCACACGACTGCGTCGCCACCATTGTAACGAAGCAGGTGCCCTAGCTCTTCGCTCTGGAGATTGTTGTGATCAACGTTGCTCTGGGCTTTCAGAGGCAGCCCAAAGTTGAGCATCGAGCAGAAGTCAAGCGAATGTGAGTTTGGTCGCTCGTCAAGCACGTAGGCTTGCTGCATCGTGCAGTGATACTCAGCTGAACGGGCATACTTCTGACCCACGCGCTGAGCAACCCACTCAAGGTCGAACGCCAGGTTGTGTGCCACCAGCACAGTGCCTTCGAACACAACCTGAAGAAGCCGGTCGATTTTTTCGCGCTCGGTCTTTGTCCAGCGTGCCTGTGGATGGTCCAAGGCAAAGGCAACTGCTTGAGAGCGCCCAGCGAGCGCCAGCGATAGCAATTTCGCACCCGCCATATAGGGCCGCAGCGCATTTGTCTCCCAGTCGAATGCAAGTACCGACTTCTCGGCAAGAAGTTCAGCAACAGCATCCTTCAAACGTGAAAACTCACCCGGGCCTCCCTTGAAGATCTTCACGCGATCAAAGACATCTGCTGGCTCGAGCACGGCGGCACCAGGCAAGTGCTCGATGTCAGACCTGAGCTGACGAAAATCACGATCGTTTGCTTCAACCCACTCAGCAGCATCGATGTCATCTTCACGCCCATCAGCTTCTTTGACTTGGAGAACCCACGACGGGCTGAGCATCGCGTAGTACCAGCCAACCCAGTTCCCGATCTTGACTGGGAACTTGCGGCCGCGCCACACCTTGATGTCACGCTGTCGAATGCCTTCAGGAAGAACCCAGTTGAGTGGCCCGTACCCGAGTCCTGCAATGATCTTGGGGTTCGACTTTTCGATGTCCCGGACGATCGATGGCCGACAGCACTCTACCTCGACTTGCTCAGGAAAACGTCCTTGCGGAGTTCGCGTACGAATGACATGATTCATCCGACACGCGAGCTTACGGGGCAGCCGTTCACGCAAGTACTTGCCTGCCTTGCCAAGAAAGTGATCGCCGCCTTGATCGTCGTCAAGGCTTGGCATCTCTCCCAAAACGTAAACAACCGGAGCGTCTGCTCCGGTTGGCTCAAGTTTAGGTGATTTCACCTTCTCGTGATTCAGCGGACAGGCTTTGCACTCGAGCCTGTGGAGATCAGCGAGAGGGAGACGGAAGTCTTCCCGTTTCCTCTCTGTTGCTCCTGCCTTGATCTCTGATCGTGTGAAGAGGCCTAGAAACTTGCTCATACCTTCGCGCCGACCACAGCCAAGAACACGTAGTCATCGCCCACCAGGACAAGCGCTTTACGAGGCACGACGCTGAAGCCCTGAACTTCAGGAAGTGCTTTGTCGATGAGATCAACCTTGATGGTTTCTTCGCACGCAGGGCAGGACTCGTCGACGACGAAGGCATCGAAGCTCTTTCCGAGAGTCGACGTAGCTGCGAGCGTCATCCGCCCTTCTTTGACGCACAGCTGAGCTTCCTTGTCGCGCTCAGAATCGAGCACCACCAGAGCACGCTCGACGCCGGCGGAAAAGCCCTTCGGCAGTCCCACAACAGAAGAGATGACGGACTCGCTGACGATCGACTCGAACATCTTCTTGAAGGTCTCGAGCGACGTCTCGTGCACTTCCTTGCTGAACAAGCGCAGGCCCGTGACGAACTTCGCCTCGATCCAGCCCTTTCCGAGGATGAGCTCGCTCAAAATGTCGCTGCCGTGGAAGCTGATCAGCAACGACGCGAAGCGCGGCGGGAACATCCAGCTCACCTCGTCGAACTCTTTCTTGAGGCTCTTCGAAAGGTCGATCGTTGCCATCGAAGCAGAGCTGTCGTTCGTTGAGTACATCGACACGAACTTGCCTTCGATCCCGCAGGTGATCCCCATCATCTGCGGATGTGCCGGATCAGTCCCCATCGAGATCAAGGCGCGCTTCACAGCCAGAACGAACCCGGTTGCCGCGTCCTTGTCAAACGGGCCGATGACCTTCACCCCGTCGTCGCGCTTGGGGAAAGTGAAGATGAAGCTCTCGCTGCCCAGCGTCGGTGCGTCGAGAGTGGCGTTCCGCGCCTTGAACTGCACGCAGTCGCCAGTCTGCTCGAACGAAATGTCACGCGCCTTCGACGAATCGAGCCAAGGCAGCAGTAGCCGGCCCTGAATGCCGCCCTTGATGCCGATCTCGAAAGGCATCTGCAAGGCGACCTGATCGTCGTACGTGGTGATGGTCTTGCCATCGAAACAGAAGCAGCCGAAGATCGGAATCACGCCCTTGCTCGACACCGCCGGCTCGACCTTCTTCAACGCGGCGACCAGATCAGTCCTCTTCATCGTCATCTGAAATTGCTGCCTTTGCCGCTTTCGAGCGGCGTTTGAGTTGCTTCTTCGACTTATCAATACGCCCCGTGCGGACGTAATCTTCGATGTCGAACGGAGCCTCACCCTTCAAGAAGTAGTAGTACGTCAGCAGTCGCTCACGCACACCCTCGTCTTCGAGGATGTCAGAGTGCTCAGGCGATGTTGTCAACGTGAAGACAATCTTGAGATTCCCCCACGGATTGCTCGCCGAGCCGAAGTTCGTGACTGACGTGGATCCAAACAAGTTCGAAAGCGTTCGCTTCTGGCGCACGAAAGGCTTGGGAACGTAGGTCTGACCAGCCTTCTTGAAGAAGCGACAGTTCACGCGCTGACGAGCGAGGTACTCTGACTTGAGCTTCTCCATCGAGAAGCCTTCATCCTCAACGTACTTGAGGATGTGCTTCTGCGAGGCCTCACCCATGCTCATGAAGTGCTTTCCTGGCTCCAGGCTGGCGGCTGACGGTCTCCCGTTCGTGCGCTGTGAGACCTGCACAACAAGCGGTGAAACCGTGTAGTCATGCTTGCCATTCACATCGGTGCGAGGCACGAGAATACCGCCGTAGCCGCCAACCAGGAGCCAGGTGACAGAGTCAGCTGAATACCATGGGTATCTGAAGAGCAAGGGCAACGCCGTGACACCAAAACCGTGAGTCTTGATGTGCGGATAGCCGCGAGATCCGCAAAGAAATCCGAAGATTTCATCGAGCCAGTCCTGCTTCTGCTCGGTGGTGCGATCGTTCGCAGGCGAAATGCCGATGTAGCTGTACCCCTCGTCAATCATCTTCTCAAGCCAGTACAGCCGCTCGCCCTGATGGAACACAGGCATTGCGAGCAAGCCGAGCTTTCGAAGCTTCAGCAAGTTCTCCATACCGATCTGCGCTGATGCCTCGACCTCAGAAGGAGAGGGAACCCGTCCCCACTCGCCCGGGATTCGATCAAGATTCACGTAGTGTGCGAGAGAGCTCTTGTGCTTGTTGATGAACTCAGCGTACTGATCGACTGTAAGAGACTCGCGCTTCTTCCAGGCGCTGTACGCACCTGAATCGAGAATCAGATCAACCTGAGTTTTTGTTGCGAGTGCAGTCACAGGCGTGGCTTCTTCGTGTATGTCGCGGTCGGCCAGAACGGAATGCCGCCGCGAGGGGTGAACTTCCCGGTGATCCTGATGAACTTGGGCGAGAGAACATCGACCAAGTGCTTCAGCATCGTCTGCACGCATTCTTCGTGGAACGCTCCGTGCTGCCTGTAGGTGAGCATGTAGAGCTTGAGGCTCTTGCTCTCAACGCAATAGCTGTCCGGAGTGTACTCAATCTCGATCGTTGCGAAGTCAGGCTGGCCCGTCAACGGGCACAGAGAAGTGAACTCAGGAACGGTGATCAGGATGCTGAGGTCAGCTTCACCGTCAGTGCGCTGCACGCCGGGAGGCGTGTTGAAAACCTCAAGAAGCGAAGGCTTCGGTCCATCGTAGGTGTAGAGCTTGCGATTCTTCTGAGCACTCTCAGCCAGCGCTCGCAGCTTTGCGTTCTTCCTCGGCATCTGCTATCCTTCAAAGAGGCGAAGTTTCTTGCTGGGCATGCAGACTGTATTGAACAGCCGTGCAACCTCGTGGGGACCAGATTCTGCCCAGTCAATTATACTCGGCAGACACGTCCTCAACCCGAAGTGATTGGCCCATCCATAAAGTCGTTTCAGCTTTCGAACTACTTCAGACGTCGAGTCCCTGTTGGCAGGTGTCATCTCGCAAAGAGCGCCTCGACCGCCATCGACTCTGAGAAACTTCCAGCCTCTCCCGAAGAGCTGCTGGCCCAGCCGATTTGGATCAGCGCTTGATGACATGTGCGTTCGAATCAACTCGAAATCGCACGAGAACGGCTGACCCGGACCGGCTGCAAGAACGTGCACGCCGCATCTTCCTGTTTTGTGCACGAGGTGCTTACAGTGGTGCCCTGAATTCTCGAGTTGCAGGTCACTGAAAATCTGCACTCGTCTTGACGCGAATGTGATAATTCTCTCAACAACGCCCACCGGGAGTGCCTCAGATGGAAGGTAGTCAAGAGAAAATCTCGGGCAGCATCCTCCACATCCCTCCGGGCAAGTGAATCCCCTAAAGATCGAAGCGCTGACGCTCAAGGGCTTTGGAGAGATCGTTACACCTTTGTAATCAAACGGTTCAGAAGCTACCGCTGCGAAGTAGCTGAACACAATCTTGTCGATTGAATCAACGTATGCGGGCATTAGGATCTCGATGAGTGCACAAGGTGCAAGAACTCTGCTCGAGTTTCAGGCTCTTCTTTGATTGCTCCAAAGAGTGCGGACGTCGTCGTTGTGACCCCTGCTTTGCACACACCTCGCGACTCCATGCAGGAGTGACGACACTCAAGAACGACGCCGACACCCTGCGGCTGAAGATGTGTCCAGAGTGCGTCAGCAATCTGTGCCGTCAGCCGCTCTTGCACCTGCAAACGACGTGCGTAGATGTCAGTGAGCCGCACCAGCTTGCTCAGGCCGACGATGTGCCCCTTCGGAATGTACGCGATGTGTGCCACTCCGAAGAACGGCGCCATGTGGTGCTCGCAGAGAGACCAGACCGGGATGTTTCGCTCAATGAGCATTTGATCGTAATGCTCAGCGCCGTCTTCGAAGACCTTCAAAACGGCGGCTGGGTCCTGATCATACCCACTCCCCCAGAACTTGAGAGCCTTCTCGACGCGCTGTGGAGTCTCAAGCAGACCCTGCCTGTCAGGATTATCGCCCATGGCGATAATCAACGCTCGAACGGCTTTCTGCACAGCTTCATGATTCATCAGGCGGCTCACATTCAGCATGTGTTGGTTGGAAGAGGGTAGGCTACTGTGCCTTCCCCTCGACCAGACCGGAATCGGGGTAATCGCTGGGGAGTAGCCCTGCTTGCTTGGCCCGCACAATCAACGGGTCAGCTACCCCGGCCTCAGCAAACCCCCGAGCGCGCAAAAGGCTCGCATGGTTGCTGGGGTTGGGCGGGTACTCCCCGTCGTAGCAAGTGTGAGTGTAGGCGAGGGCGGTCATGCATCCCGGGAGGGTCGTTGCGAGCTTGACGGTCTCGCACTTGTTGAGGTGCATCAACGGAGTCAGAATGGTCACTCCGGCGTTCTCGCCATCAATGTAGAGCGCCTCAGTGAGTGACATTGCCATCGAGTCGATGAAGCGCTGACGACAGTCGGGATAGCCGCCGAAGTCTTCTTCGCACACGCCGGTGATGAGGATAATACCCTCCTCAGCGCCCGGCAGCATCATCGCACGATTTGCCGCCAGAACCAAGAAGAGTGCGTTCCTTCCGGGCACGAACGTCGGCTCAACTCCGCCCGGGAGGTCTTTGATCGAACTGTAATGCCCAACCTGCGCCGAGCGATTCACGAGCGGCGATCGTCCACTCAAGATGGGCAGTCGCTCAGTCGGGCATCCGAACTCGATACGCTCACCCACAGCGCCATCGAGAGAGAGCACTTCGTGCGAGCTGACGCCCGCCATGCGTGCCAGATAGCGAGCAGACTCGATCTCGCGATCATGCCGCTGCCCGTAGTTGAAAGTGATCGCGTGAAGTGGGCCCGGGATCTTGTGCTTCGCCCAGAAAAGGCAAGTAGTGCTGTCTTGCCCGCCAGAAAGAATCACCATCACAGGTCGAGGCATCTTGAGTTCTCCTTTGATGCTGAATTATACTCTCACGTACAACAAGCCCGCGACGAGAAGGCTCGCCGCGGGCAGGGTGATTTGCGTTGATGCTGGCGCCGGTTCAGGCGGGCATCTTGCCGCCGAGGGACACGAGCACGTTGATCGTCTTCTTGGCGTCGTAGTAGAGGATGTCGGCGGTGGAGGGCGACAGCTTGAAGCCGGCGTCGTTGGTGGCCTTGAGCAGGGCTTCCTTGTTCCAGGTCGGGTTCTTGATGAGCAGCTTGATGTACTCATCGCTGCCACCACGCTTGTGGTCGCCGGGCTGCTTCTCGGCCGCCGGCTTGGGCTGAGCGGGCGCCTTCGCCTTCGCCTTCGGAGCCGCAGCTGGCTTGCCCTCAGCGGCCTTCTCCTCGGGCTTGCCGGCGTCGCCCTGCTCGCCGTCAGCCTTCTTCTCCTCGGGCGCCACTTCGTTGTCGGGGAAGGCCGGGATGGGCTCCTTGTCCTTGACGGCCTTGACGCCGCTGTTGTACCAGCTCTGCGTCTCGTTCGAGAGGCCGTTCCAGGTCTCCTCGTCGAGCGCGTCGACGGCGGTGATCAGGCGCTTCTGGTAGTCCTGCACGTCCTCGCCGCGCTTGATGGCCTTCTGCCCCGTGACCTTCAACAGTTCCTGTTCGATCTTGCTCGCCATGATATGTTCTCCTTTCATGGTCTTGTGACATCTGCCCACGATGTGGGCGTCTCGTACAGGCGGACACGCGTCAGCCTTAGTTGTCCACGATTGTAATGGCTCTTGAATCGAAAGTCAAGCATTTCAAAGATGAAGCTTGCCAGATTTTCGGCGGTCGGAACGAAGTCGACGATGACCGTGCGATGCTCGCTTCCCAGAAGCTTGAGCGCCTGCACACCCGTCGTATCCCCCGAATAGATGATGAACGCATGGTCGAAGAGATCGTGCACGTGTTCGGTCATGATCATCTTGACAGCAGAGAAGTCAAGGACCATTCCGTCGTCGCTTTGCCCACGAACCGGGTTCACATCGCCTTCAAGCGTCGCTTCGAGCACGTACCTGTGGCCGTGAAAGTTTCGACACTTTGAGGCGTGCGACGGGATTCGATGCCCAGCATCGAACTCAACGCGCTTTGTGATCTCAGTCTTCAAGCCTCAACTCCGGCAAGGTAGGTTTCGATCATCGTCACAACGTCGAACTTGTTCGAGTCGAGACCAACGAGACGACAAACGTATGCGTTGGTCGTTTCGCGCGTCCCATCAAGCCTCCGTCTCATCTGAGGCTTGTCTTTTGACCCTGTACTATACTCCATGAGCATCGTGATGACGCGCCTGATACGCTCAGGCGCCTCCTGCACCAGCATCCGCAGCTCAGCATCGATCTGCGCGTCTGTGGAACGACGGTCGACTGCCTCAAACGCCTTCACCTCATCATCACCCGCGTCGGTCTTCACCACCTCCTTGCGCTTCGAGCGCTTCCAGGCCAAGTCAGTGATGTGAGACGCGAGGCATAGCTTGTACAGAGCCATGAAGTGTGCACCGTTCTTCGCTTTGCCTGCGTACCGCTCCTCAGCCTGCTTGAAGATCAAGAAGGCCTCGGCCATCAGGTCGTCGACGCTGTACTCAGGCGCGACCCGCCACACATGCCTCACAGCGTACTTCAAGCTCCAACCTTCGATCGGGCCTTCCCAAGCCGGCGTGTACTGGGCTTCCATGCGATCCACCTCTGCTATGAAATGGAAAAGAACCCGAGAGGGCAACACACCCTCACGGGTCCTGGATGAGAGTCGAACTTCAGGCGCCGGCGAAAGCCAGGGCTCGCTTGAAGGCCCGGGCCTTCACGACGGCGTTGTCGCCGAACCACGCCTTGTCGAGGCGCGCGTCCTGATTCTTGGACCGGATGGTGTGATCGACGAAGTAGGTGACGGCGTTGAGCATGCCCCACGCGGTCCCCTTCGCGGACTTGATGTCCTGCCCGGGCGCATTCTTGAGGACCGACATCAGCTCTTCCACGCGCTTGTCAGCGCCCTTCTGCGAGAAGGCGGTCTTGACCCGCACCTCCTCGGGGTAGAAGACGTCCAGGAAGTACTCGCGAGCGATCTTGTCGCCGGCCTTCTTCGCGGCGAGCTGTTTGACCGCGACGGTGAAGAGCTGCCACTGCTCGTTGAGGGCCATCTCGGCCTTGACGACGTCAGCGTTGAACTTGGTGATGTGGCTGATGCGCTGCTGCAGTTCGTTCCCGGCGGCACCTTCGCTGAAAGCAGCGGTCAGCGTGTTGTTGCACACCACGCGAACCGACGTCTGCTGCACGACGGTGGGCAGCGTCTGATCGTAGGACGTCGCCAGGAGCAGGTAGCGCTTGACCGCGTCGCCGCCGGCCACGACCAGCTCATCGTCAGCGCGAGCCAGCGCCCAGATCTTACGGCCGCCGCGCAGGCTGCCCGCGGTCTCGATGCTGAAGGCCTTGTACTTCTCGACGATGTCCCGGAAGAACTCGAGAACCTGCGTGGGCTGGACCGAGTTGTAACGATTCGAGACGACCGAGAGGGGCAGCCCCGTGTCGCTGCGGTAGAGGACGCAGCGCTCGTCCCACTCCTGCTGCTGCCCCTTCTGATCCTTGAAGGTGACGGGCGACGCGATCGCCTGCCAGTCCAGACCGGCCTCAGTCTTCCACGTGTCGATCGGCGCCCCGACCGACAGCTTCTGCCCCAGACCGTGCCACGGAACGTCGTTCACGTACGCCATGTTCGCCTTGCCGTTGCTCATGTCGATCTCGTGCATGACTCTTGCTCCTGCCCGTGCGGGCGTTTGGGGTTCCTTGGGGAGATGCGTGCCTCGCTCTCCCGCTGGCAGACGATTTGTCCACCACTCCTACAGTCTAGTATCCCTCATCAAGATGTCAACCCCGTGGCAACAAAATTTCATGAATTTTTTTTGCAAGCAGCTGAACCTGCTCTTGCGTCATCGCTCCGGGATCTTCGATGCCCTTCCCAACATCCAGTATTTTTGGTGAAATCAAGGCGAGTTGCGCTTTGAGTCGCATCGCCTGCACTTCAGCTCCCGGGTCGAGAAGAATGTAGGTGTGGGTAAAGCGCTTTGCCACTTCAACAAGCAAAGAGATCTGGGCCTCGGTGAACGACAGCCCCAGCAGCCCTATCGCTCGAACGCGCTGCTGCTTCGCATAGAAGTCGATCTTGAGTGCATCGATCGGACCCTCAACAACAACAAGAGCGTCACCTCCGAGCGACGCCTCATCGAAGTTGTAGAGAATACGCTTGACGGCTTCTGAGTTGGGAAATGAGAGATAACGATTCTCAGCTGCTGCGATGGCTCGAGCCGTCCATCCAACCAAGTCTCCGCGAAAGAAGAATGGAATGATGACTCGATGACGGAACGTTCCAGTTAAGCATCCTTTGAGCCCATAGTGATGGCACAGCGTTGGGATGTCCGTGGCTGCGAATCCTCGATCAAGAAGATACGACATGAAGCGCTCACCCCTTCTCTCGTCGATTCGAAAGAAGTCGTCGGGTGGCTCAACGTTCGAAGGCTCAACTCGATCTCGAGGCGAGAAGAGTGCGTCAACCCGTCGCCGAAGATCGCTGGTGTCGGGAATCTCGCCTGTTTTGGCAAGCTCAACCGCTTCTTCCCACGAGCACCTGAGCATGGCTCGAATGAGACGCTCAGGCCGCCGACCGCGATGCATCGCATCTCGCCAGCATCCCCACTTGCCTGTCGAGATCTCAATCCCCATGTGTTGGGACGGGTCGGCACTGCCACAGAACGGGCAGTGTGTCACGACATGCCCACGCTGGACATTTCTGCCCCGCGTCGAGAACTGGATGCCCCTCGACTGCATCAGTCCAACGAAATCAAAGCCCATAGGGCGCCCATTCTAAGCGAAACGGCCCTAGCCGTCAACCGTGGGACCCGCACTTCGATTTCCCATCAACGAATCGAAGAGGTTCTTCCCTTCTGCGATGTACTTCTGAATCTTCACATCAACAGAACCCTTGACGATGAAGTCGTAGACGAATACTCTTCGTGTCTGCCCAAGCCGATGAATTCGATCGATCGTCTGCGAGCGGATGATGGGATCGACCGGAGACTCGAAGAAGAAGAGGTATCGACAGTGCTTCTGCAAGTTCAGACCCATCGACCCTGCTTGCGTCATCAGTAGCACTTGAATCTTGGGATCGTCAAACTGCTTGATGATCTTCGGCTTATCCTTCGCCCCGCCGACGAGAATCACGTGCTTGACTTTCTTCTTCTTGAGAGCTTCACTCACGATTTCGATGCTCTTGCGGTAGTCGCAGTAGATGATGAGCTTCTCGCCCTCCAACTCATCAAGCTTTTCGAGCATCGACTCGAGCTTCGGATTGTTCTTGAATACGACGGTCTGCCTTGCACCTTCAGGGTCAGTGACAGTCATGTAGCCAGCGACGAGCTGTCGCATCCGGCCAAACACGTTGTCAACGAGCTTGAAGTTCCCTTGAGCTGCAGACAGCTCTTCAATCAGACGCTCGTAATAAGCCCAAGTTTCGTCGCTGAAATGCACAGTGACAGCGACAGGCGTCTTGTCAGGAAGATCGAGGCACTCATCCTTATCATACCTGATTGACGAGTGTCGAAGAACTCGAGACAGCTCATCAATCTTCGATTTATCGAAGACCCACTCATCGAACCCGCTGAAGTAGTTTCGCTGTGCTTTGAAGAACGCGCCTCTGAAGATGCCCAGCTCGCCCAGCGTTTCTCCGTAGTCAAGCGCGTAGAACTGCGACCACAAATTCTCAGGATGCCTCCCAAACGGCATCCCAGCGAGGGCGTAGCGAAACTTCATGTACTTCCCGAACTTCTTTAGAACACGAAACGTCAACGATGTGTGGGATCTGAAACACGTCGGTTCATCGTAGATCACAAAATCGAACTGCTTTGCAACTTCGAAGAACTTCTTTTCATCAATTGCGAGCCCGCTCGCATTCTCACCCTTCTTCTTGGAGCAGACGAACGAGAGGAACCCCATGTAGGTTCCGATGAACAGCTCGCTTCCTGATTCCCACAGAGCTGACTCACGCTGAGCACGCTCTCCCAGCATCCCATCAGCAACCACGTCTGGGCGGTGCTCTGCGATCTGGTCAAGCCATCCCTGAACGTGCTGAGTGCCGGGAACAAGCACAAGACCTCGCTTGCACTCGCCACACGCTTTCCTCTGAGCAAACACATCGAGGATGATCTTCGTCTTTCCCAGTCCCATGTCGAGCGAAAAGAAGTAGTTCGGGTACTTCAGCCCGAGCAGGTAACACGCCTTCTGGTAAGTTCTGGGTTCTGTGTGAAGCGTAGGGACGGGCTCGATAGCCAAGATCTTGTCGTTCAGTGCGTCGTCAGAGAGACTCTTCACTCGCGCTGAGTCTCTCAACGTGCGTTCCATGAACTCAGATATGGCTGCCTTCGAGATGACCATTTTCAGTCGTCTGCATCTGAATCATCTGCTGCTGTCTGCGAATCGAGTAGATCCCAGTAGTCGCTCACCATCCCGATGCTATCCATACAGAACTGCCCAAGAGCGTAGTTCTGTGAGATGAGCACGGTGAACTTGTCTTGATCGGCTCGACACTTCATTACAAAGAGACGTGCGAGATTCAACTGCTTCTCGGCGTCCGTCTGGCTGTACGAAATGATACAATCCGCGGTTGCCACCTTCGAGTAGTCTTCCGCGATGTGTCGATCGCTGATTTGCTTGGCCCCAGCACCGTCACGATTGCTCTGACTGGCCGTCACAACTCGAAGGTTGCGCTTGATCGCCAGACCGCGAAGATCACGGTAGAGGGCACCAAGATCATGTCTGTAATTGTTCGTCGTCGTTTTCATCAGATCTGCGTAATCGACGATCAGAAGATCTGGGATGATATGCAACGAACCTTCAAGGCTGTCGAGGTAGGCTTCAAGCTCGGGAACCGTGAGCGCGCCTGTCGGGAACTGCTTCACAAGAATGGGAGGTCGCGAGCTGATCTTGTCTAAGCTCTGCGTGAGGAAATCTCGAATGCTCGCGTCAGTCAACGCTGGCCGCCCAGATACAACTTCAGGATCAAATGAGGCGAGACGCCCAAGCTCATCGCGCCTGAACCGATACTGCGTGGTATCTTCACGACGCTTCTGGAACGAAAACAACGCCTGCATGTACCTCTGGCAGACCTGCTCTTCGCTCATTTCAAGAGTCACGTGAACCACACGCTGGCGCGTGAGTAGCGCCCGCTTGCCAAGCTGCGAAATGAGCCACCAGCTTTTGCCTCGACCGGGAGGAGCGACGAAGACATGCAGTTCTTTGCGTCCCGGACCGATCCCCAGCCGATCGAACTCAGGAATTCCGGTCGCCAGCCCGTCACTCACGTTGTCAAGAAACGCGAGGCTGCGCTTCGCATCAGTCAGCACGATACCCGGATTGAACAACTCGTACGAGCCTTCGACCGCAGCTCGAAGACTTGCCTCTGCTTCAGCGACATTCTGCTCATCTTGCTCAAGAACCTCAACTGCTCGTGCGATCCCTGCTTTCAAGCGCTGGCGTCTTGCAAACTCAGCGGCCTGCTGCAGAACGTACTCACTGTTGATTCCCTGCCGCGTCGCTTGGAGCGATTCAAACAGGCGTTCGAAGACCTGCTTGGCATCCGGCCTTCGTGCAACCAGACTCTCAATGATATCGAGAGTGTGCTCACTCGGAGGCTGATTGTACTTGGACAAGTACTGATAGGCTTCAGCAGCGATGTCGCGATAGTAAGGATCGAAAATCGGAGCAGGGAGAAGTGACTGGATCGTTCTGCCTGCTTTATCGTAGCAGATCAACGCGAGCAGCGCTTCTTGAATTGCACCTGAAAGCTTCTGCATGGCTCACTTCGAAAAGTCGCTGGCTGGGCGCCGATTCAGGACTGGGACTCATCGGGCGGGCTGATCAACTTGTTCAGCACACGCCCAGCCAGCGAAGGACTGTAAAGAAAAACGCCTCCGAGAGCCGAGGCAACTCTCGGAGGCGGAGCAGAGGCATCACGCTCAACTATACCCGACCGATTCGGCCTGAGTTTGCAGCAGACAAGATGCACGGCAGCAGCCCAGATCGAACGTAGCCCGGAAACGCAGCATCAACCTCAACCGCAGTTCGATGAAGAGCTTGGGTCAGCGTTCGATATCCGACGGGCACGTCGAGCTCCTGCATTCTTCCGATCAGCACCCGGAGCACCAGAAACACCGCGCCGCTGAGTTCAGCTCGCGTCTTCGGCTTCAAGTGCTTCGCAATGAACTTCAGAAGCACGTCAACCCCACCCCTGAAGTCATCGAAGTTTGCCATCGTCTTCGCACAAACGTGGTATGGAGGCAACTCAACACCCGTCGCCTGCTTCATGAGTGTCTGGGCGTGCCGATGAACCATCTCGTACTCAAGACGCTCACGCGGTCGGGAGAGGAGAGCCAGAGTGCGGGCTCGCACTTGTTCAAGCTCAGAGGGCTTCAGCGCCTGCAAGCTCAGTAGGATTTGCTCGCTGTTCTGCATCGCTGGTTCCTCCTTCCTCGAGGACAGCCTTCCCTTCGCGTCGAGCCCAGGCACGAACTTCATCGAGTTCGTAGCGAATCGATGGGCGCTCATCGCCCGGAAGCACCACGTAGGGCAAGCCGTTGTACGTACGCCACTGAAGAATCGTCAACGCTGAGCGGCTGAAGAGCCGCGCAACACCCGTGATGGTCAGCAGACCGTCGATCCGTTTCACTTGTGGCGATTCTTGGACGAGCTTCATTGCTATGTACTCCCGGGCAATTATATAGTGGAAAGCTCGCGCTGTCAAGCAAAAGCAGAGGGCGGCGTGTTCTGCCGCCCTCTGCAGGTCGAAGATCGCGTCAGCGCTTCCACAGCGGCATGGCTCGAAGACGCGTGCCCTTGCGGGTGACTCGCGGGTAGTCTTTGCGCGCCTCAGCGCACGCGGCCCACGGATTGGTAGCCGTGACGGTGCACATGTACACCCACACACCAGTTGCGCGGCCGCGGCGATACGCCTGCTACCACCAACTGAGCCCCGTTGTGCTCCAACGGTAGATGTCGAACTGCTGTGCCGCCAGTTCACTGTAGTGCCGTCTCGCTTCTTTGTGCATGACATCTGCTCCTCTTGAAATCACAGCATGGCGATGAATCGGCTGACTTCTGCGGCAGCATCGACCAAACGCTGCCGCGTGTTGCAGAAGATGTGCAGCAGATCCTGCCTCTCGGACGTTCTCTCTTGCTGGTTCAGCTCAGCAATCAACGCTTCAGCTTCAGCCAAATCAGTCGTGAGGTTGCTGTGCACATCCTCAAGAAGTTCTTTGGCTTCTTGCTTCGTCACGGCCATCTTGAATCTCCTTCGGTGGGACGACCACCATGGATACATTATAGTTACTGGTCTCATGATGTCAACCCGGCAGCAACAAATTTCATGTTTCCCTGTCTGCGGGGTTGACAGCGTCACAGGATATGCTATTATGTAGATGTACTCAAACCCAGCACACAAGGAGCTCGCCATGCGAAAGACCTATCTCAACGCGGAGCAGGATCCGACCAGCACCCCGCGAGACGCACAAGGAAGAAAGTACATCGGAGCACCCAGCGCGAGCGTCCAAGCAATTGTCGAGGCGTTCGATTCACTTCTGCAAGAGCACGGACTTGAGCTCATCATTGCTGAAGGTGGCGATAGCAACATCTGGATGAGCATCGTCAAGCCCCGACGTGAGCTTCCCGTTCTGAAGCTGTCTGACGACGCCTGCTCGAAGTTCACCATCAGGTCCGAGGCAGCGAAGGCTGCTCTCGCAGCTGGTTGGGACACAGAAGAAGTTCTTCTTCTCAACACTGAGCTGCGAGGCAAAGATCTCGAAGAGGCCATTCAGATCTGCATGAAGCGTTTCACCATCATTTGATGCACGCAGCATGAAATTTTTTTTTGCCACGGGGTTGACTTCATCTCGAGAGTTGCTATAATATAGGTATGCTCGAGACGAGCTACAGAAGGAGCCCCATCATGCACGAGACCCAGCGCCCCGTGAAACCCGACTGGTTCAAGTTCGCCCCCAAGTCAGGCAAAGGTGCCATCGACGCTTGCCTCAAGAATGGCATCGCCCTCACACCCAATGAAAAGCTCGGGCTCCTCGCGAAGAACGGCCGCCGTGCTGAACTTCACTTTGGGCCAAAGAGCGGTGTTGGGGTGGTCTGGTACATGGGCTGTCTGAATGTGCGCGAGGTGCAGCTCAAGAAGTGATCGCCCCTGCGTGGGCTTCCCTGCCGACGTGAGCGGCAGGGTGGCCCCGGCACGGTGCCAAGAAGGAGAGCCAAGATGTCGAAGTTCAAACGAATCGAAGAATTCTTACGCCGACGCGCGGCCTTCGATTTCGAAGAAGGGCTTCCCATCACTGCGTTCTACGATGTTGATCTCAGGCACTTCGGCGAGCAGCACCGCGAGTGCTTCAAGGCCGCGTACGAGATCGGATGGCGCTGTGCGAAGGAAAGGACGCCCACCCTCAATGTGAACGGCGGTCCTCAGACTGTCATGTACTCGAGGAATCTTGTGCGTGAGATCGCGCGCTCGAACGGGGCGCCAATCAACAAGGTCAGTGAGTGGCTCAAGACGGGCCTCAAGGTTCACGATGGGAAGGGTAACACCTACCAGCTTTCGAGCGCAGTGAAGCAGTGAGAGTACACGTTCTTGGTGTATGGTTACTCGACCACTCATCGGAGCCAGTCATGCAAATGTACTCTATGGCAGGAGCGCTCGTCAGCGTGATTTACTTGGGGACCCTCCTTCACTTCTGCCGTACGAGCGAGTTTGAGGGAGTAGCCCTGCTTGCTTTGGTCGCCATATCCGTCGTTGCAGCGCTGGTGGCGGGAGTGGCGTGGCCTCTGAGCATTATCGTCCTCGCGTGCTACGTGGCAGTGACTGCGTTGAGGTGAGTTCGATGTCTTTCTCTTCACCATGTGGCGGAGCACAGAGCAGACCCGAACCGGGTCTGCTTGAGCGTGGCGTGACACGTCGCAGTGAAAGCATTGCACCATTTCGATCCGAGGAAGATCAGCTTCGTGCTTTCTCGAGCTCAAGTCTCGGCGCTGTGCGGAACTGCATGCTGCCGACTTGGCGTGGAGTGGGTCAGGAAAGTCTCCACGACGTAAACCTCTCGCGTCGAATGATCCTGTGGCCAGCGGCCTGCGAACCTGATCTCAAAGGCGGAGACGCGACCATCGCCTTTGATGCTTGCCTTGTAACCTATACCGAGACAGGAGCATAATCCCAAATGTGGATTTTCAGTAAGTTCGGATTCTTCTCAATTGTGCGACACTCGAAAGAGGGCGAAGACTTTCAGATTCGTGCTCGAACTGCACAGCACCTCAAGAACCTCAGACGCCGCGTTCCTGTAAAGCTCTCGCCCACGCTGAAGCTCGAAGATGCTGACTACCGCTTCAGAATCCCGGACGTCACGCCTACGCAGCTGAACGTGGTGCTGATAACGCTGGCCGCAGAACTCGACTACACCAACTTCAAGAACTCGATCAAGCACGATGAGGCATACCACGAAGCAGCTTCACGCATCTGGGCTGAGATGCACGCCTTGCAGACTCGGAGTCTGCAGAGCGTTGATATTCAGGCTCAGGACGATTTTCAAAGCTGGGTCGATTCAAAACAACCACGGACCTACAGAAGGAGGCGCCGGCGATGAGTGCGAACAGAGATCGTGAAAAGGCTCGACGCGCATACTACACGCAGCAGCAGGCGGCACGCAGAGTTGTGCTGAAGCAGCTGAATGCCTGCGGCGAGTGCACAGCGTACTGCACAGCGCTGGCTGTCTCAGATCTCGAGAAGCCAATGAACAGTCCGTGCAAGTACGAGATGCACGGGAAGGGATGCTCGATCTACACCCTCCCTCAGCGCCCAGCTGAATGTGCCAGCTATCAGTGCCTGTGGCGTCAAGCAAACGCGAAAGGTGCGGCTGAGGCGCACAACAGGCCTGACGTGCTTGGAGTCATCTTCGATATCGGGCTCCACGGCATCACCGAGGGCATCCCAACGATCACTGCACGCGAAGTCATTCCTGGAGCTCTCGAGTCGCAGAAAGTTCAACTGATGATTGAGCTCTTTGCGAAAGAAGGTGCTGTGGTGCTCATCGGCCTGAAGAACAAGCGCTCGATCAAAGCCCCGCCGCACATCATCGAACAGGTTGCGAAGCGAATGCGTGAGCGTGCTGGAGCTGCTGGAGCTGCTGAAGAAGCTATCGATACTCTCAAGCAGCGGATCGACAACATCACAACTTCGGTGGACCGTCTATGCCTCTGAAACCTGTAAACTACATGTCAATCAGCGAGCTGTTCCTCGCTGAAATGCGCTACAAGGTGTTCTGCGAAGTGGACGGCTCGTTCTGCGGCCTCACGTCGATCAGGATAAAACACGGGCTCAAGTGCTCACATGACCCAACGCATCCCGTACGAATCGAGTGGACGCTGCCGCCACCGCCCAACCCGGGAGTCGTCGTGAAGAACGTCGATGCAATCGGCAATGACCACTACATGCGTGCACCAGGAGAGCCTCGGTCGCCGCTCGGGCAGCGAGCAGCACAGAAGAAGCTGAATCTCGAAGGCGACGAATAAAACATGAAATTTTTGTTGCCACGGGGTTGACATCGTGCGTGGATTTGCTATGCTGTAGGTGTGGTGGACAAATCCACCCACACGAAGGAGCAGAAACATGCTGGCCCGCCTCACCCACCTCACACAGTACATGAACAGCAACGAAGGCCTCTGGGAAGCGGCCCTCAACGGTCTTCGCGATCAAGAACTCGAAAAGCTCGACAACGAGATCACGAAGGCCATCGAAAAGCTGGCGAAGTACCCGTCTTACGCCCGCAGAGAGCACATCTTCAAGTGGTGCGAGAATCAGGCGGCGACCCGGCTCGCACAGTGCTACAAGATCGATGCCAGCATGGCAACGCTGATGGCCCTTGCTGAATTCACGCCTCCTGCTGAGGTTGTCGAAGAGGCGAAGAAGGCCGGGATCGCCATGGAAGGGAAGCTCAACAATCTTCGCGATCAACTCCTGCGTCTTCGTAACGCCGTCCGCACCATCCAGACAAATCGGCTGTGAGGCACAGCCCGCACCTTCTTCACGAGGAAGCACACATGAACGAGACCATTTCTGACAACCTGCTGAGCAAGATCAAGAAACTGCTTGCCAAAGCCGCAAGCTGCAGGGCCATCGGCAGTCAGGCTGAAGCCGAGGCGTTTGCGACGAAGGCACAATCCATGCTCGACGAGCACAAGCTCAGCATGTCTGATCTTGAGTTCGAGCAGATGAAGCAGGACGACCCCATCAACCGTGAGCGCATCAACTGGAGCGACTTCGGACTCTCGATGAAGCACAAGCGCTGCAACTGGCTCGAAGCGCTGTCCCACATCGTCTCCAAAGCACACGGATGCCGCTTTCTCGTCCGCACCAAGACCAACCTGATCACCTTCATCGGCCGCAAGGTCGACCGCCAGGTTGCCATCTACGTCACGGGAACGCTGGCGCGCGCAATCGAGGAGCTTTCGAACGCGCGGTACAACAGCTTCTACTACGAGATGGAGAAGGCCAAGACCCAGTGGAGGGCTCGTGGTTTTCGCGAGTCGTACATCATGGGGTTTATCGCAGCCATCGCGGCTCGGTACGCAGCTCGCTCTGCTGCCCTCAAGCAGAACTCGCCCGCGGCACTGATCCGAGTCGGTACGCACGATGTTGACGTTTGGATCAAAGAGCAGGATTTCAAGAACGCGGCCGACATCAACCGCCCCAGCACGCAGAACATCCATGGGTACATGCGGGGCAAGCAGGACGGAGACAAGGCGAATATCGACGGCGTGGCTCGTGACGAGCAGGGTGACGTTGCAAAACAGCTGGGAGCCTGAACGTGAAGCTTTACCACGGAACAACTCGACGAGTCGCCGAGGCTGCATTGAAGGAAGGTCTGCTTCCTCGTGAGCTCACCAAAACTTCGAACTGGAACCACACGGTAGAATCTCGACCTGACTGCGTGTACCTGACCACCTGCTACGCGCCGTACTTCGCGGTGATTGCAGCAGAGCAGGCTGGAAAGCAGGACCCGGCAATCATCGAGATCGAGACCGACAGCATCTTCGAGCACATGCTGCCTGACGAAGATTTTCTCGAGCAGGCGACGCGCAACCTCCATCGTACGAAGGCTGACCATCGCTTCCGTGGAGGAATGCGTCGACTGGCAGACACGCATAAGCAGTGCCTCGAGAACACACGCTGGTTTCGAGAAAACCTTCCCATGTTCTCTGATCTCTGGCAGCACTCAGCAGACGGCCTCGGCACGTGCTGCTGCTGTGGAGCCATTCCTACATCGGCCATCACGCGCGCGATTACGTGGGACCGGGACAGAGTCGACATCTGGTCTGTGGCCGTCGATGCTCAGATCTCTTTGCTGAACAAACAGTTCTGCTCGAACAAGTACATCGCTCTCACGGCGTGGCTCTTCGACAACCCCATCAAGCCATCTGAGTTCGTGCTCTTCGGAGAGTCGCATTTTCCGGGGATGTTGGCTGAGTACCAGCAGATGATTAGCAACCGCGAGGGCATTGCATTCTTGGCCACCCAGCCAGCCGTATAGCTTAAGAGACGGCTAGCGAGCGCTGGGCGTGCTAGCCTTGAGAACGCCGTCCAAGCCATTACCCAAACGAAGCTCCCGGGAGCGCAAACCCAAGCGAGACACAACATGATTCCCATCAACGAAATCTACGGTCCCACAATTCAAGGCGAAGGCCTCGACGTAGGGATTCCGTCGATCTTCTTGCGTCTGCATCACTGCCCGGTCAAGTGCCCGGGCTGTGACACTGGCTACACGTGGAACGGGAAGGAAGCGGCCCAACCGTGGAACGCTGCGGCTGTGTTTCAGAAGATCGAGGAACTCGGTGCAAGTGTTCTCTTGTCAGCCGGCAAGTACCCCGCCGTCATCGTCACTGGGGGCGAGCCGCTGCTCCAGATCAAAAACGCTGAGTTCTCGCTGATGCTCAATGTGCTTGTGCGAGGCGGGTTCAACCACATCGCCATCGAAACCTCAGGCTTCTGTGGCAAGGCTGGAGCGGGAGGACCGACTCAAGAGGACGTTGTCAGCTTCCTCGACACTCACTTCCACGCGGTGTCGCTGTCGCCCAAGATCACTCCCTGCCTCCACGGAATGTGGAGCTACGATGATCTCACCTATCACTGCTCCGCGATCCTCGAGTGGATGCGACCAGGAACTGACTGCGTGAAGCTTGTTGTTCGTGATCAAGCTGATGTTGACGCTGCCATCAGCTTCAGAAAGAAGTTCATGGGAGCCTCTGACGTACGCTGCTACTTGATGCCGTACGGCATCACCACTGACGAGATTCTGAAGTGTGCACGCGACGTCGTGGCCCCGGCGGCGATCAAGTACGGCTTCTGTGTCACCCCGCGACTGCACTCGATCCTGTGGGGGTATCGCCGCGGGATCTAGAGGCCACCCAGAGAGAAGAGTCCCGCCCCTCCTCGATTCTCGGGAATCTCACCGTAGGCAATCGCGTTCATTGCGATGGGCGATGGGGTCTCGATAAGTGTCCATCCTGAGCCTTGATTCGAGATGGCGGTCCCGTACACCCCAGCGTCCGTGGCGGCGATCCAGAGGTTGTACGCTTGTTTGTATGGATAAGCAACAACGTCGAGCACCGCCCGCGAGAACGGGCGCTGGGGCTGCAACACCGCCCAGTTAACTCCGTCAGCGCTAAAATCACACTTACCCGTCGAGCCTGCAATCAGGTACAAGTTCGATTTCGCGTCGAATGCAGCTGCATACGCATCGAGCCCTGAAAGTACGGAACTTGCACGAGTCCACGAGCCACCCTGCTCAGAATACAGCTTCTCAAAGCTGTGGCTCGCTGAAAACCAGCGCTGGCCGAAAGCGAGGTCGCTGATGGTTCTCGAATTTGCTGGAAGAGTCACTGACGTCCAGGTGACCCCAAGATCAGTCGATTGCCGTGCAAATCCCGCTGTGACAGAACTCGGGTGCCCGCCCGCGACAATGAACTTGTCGCCGTGAAACGCCACAGCTCGAAGAGATGCTCCGAGCGGAATCGAGATCGTACGCGATGTCCACGTGAGCCCATCAGTGGATGTGTAGACACCTGTCGCTGCGATTGCGACGAAGACGCCTGAGCCGAATGCAACGCCGATCAACGCTGCGGGCAAGAGCGTGCTCGCGGTCCAGATCCGGCCGGTGATGCTCACAGCTGAGCGCGTGCTTCCCACAGCAACGAACTTATCTTCGCCGAAAATAACATCGTACCAGTCAAGAGAGCCGTCACCTTCGCTGACAACAGGCGAGTTCGCGACTTCGAAACTCTCGCCTGAGTCGGATGTGACGATCGTGTTGTTCTCTCCGCACGCAACCAGTCGAAGCACCATGACTATCTCCAATCTTTCACAACCTGCACGCGGTACTCGCTTCCTGTGAATTTCACAACAAGCGTGTCTTTGTCGCCGATGTTCTGCGAAGGAATGTAACCCTCACCACCGGGAGTGAGCACGGGAAGGCCTCCATACCCTGCGAGCGCCACGTTGTACCCTCCAGCTCCTGCAATCATGACGTCGATGCTGAAACGCCCTGCACCCGGAGCGCGAAGAGTAAGTGTGGTGTTGGCCGTGATTGAGACGCTCTGGTCTTGCCCGTTGCTGAAGTTGATCTCTTTGGCTGCATCACTCGAGCCGTTCGAGTAGACAGCATCGAAATACGCGTACTTCACCGAAGTCAGCGTCTTTTGCGACAGCACTTGCGCCCCGCCAGTTCCCACGATGCTCCCAGTAACACCGTGCGTGCCAGTCAGAGCTGCGTGCGTAGCGACAGCGCCAGCCGCCTCAGCACCCACCTGCGTGTGCGTGACGTTGTGAGGGTTGGTGGTGTCAGCCACGTGATCAACCACGTCTTCGGCAGAGATAGTGTGCGTGCCATCGTCGAGGGTTTCAGCAGCGTCGACGATGTTGTTGTTGTCCGTGTCATAGGTAGCCTTCGCCATGTCGCCACCACCGCCGCCACCAAAGCCATCCACGTAGGCTTTGGTAGCAATGTCAGCAGCGTCCACAGGGTTGGCCACCTTGGCGCGACCATTCCCGTCACGCAGAATCAACCGGCTCGCCGTTGCAGACGCCGTAGCGCCGTGTGGGTTGTATGCCGCGATGTGGTCGACCACATCTTCAGCAGACACGCTGTGTGTGCCATCATCGAGAGCTTCAGCTGCATCGACAATCCCATCGGAGTCTGAATCGTACGTCGATGCGACCATGTCGCCCGTGCCAAGCTGGGTCACCCACGCAGAGCCGTCGTAGATGACGACGATGTCTTCATCAGCGACCCACGCCTGGAAACCTTCCTTGGGAGCGATGAAGTACCACCCAGAGAAGTAGATCGCGAGCTTCCCATCTTGGCCGCTCCAGGCACCCGTGCCTCCCGTCGCAATGATGTAGAGTGCACCCTCAGCTGGGCTGCCGGGAGGCGCTGTGAGATTGCGATCGATGACGTTTAGCTGTGCAACGACATCGACGATGTTGAGTGCCGTGTTGACGGTGATCTCAGGTTGAGCCTGCCCTTCGACAAGGAGGTCAAGAGAGAAGCGCGTTGTCGCAGTCACAGGTAGGCCTCCGTTTTGTTTCCTCTGCCGATCACATCGGAAATCTGGTAGATGGTAACGTGAACAGTCGCGCCAGGAGTGACACCATCAGCTGTTTGCTGAGCGGTTGTGTAAGTAACCGTACGCGCTTCATCAACTTCAATCGTTCGAAGAACGGTGCCACCGGCGGTATTTCGAATCTCGATCTGATACCGCTCGAATGGCTCGAGGACAGGCGCTTGTACAATCGAAAACGCACGAACAATCGCACGACTTCTCAACTGCCAGGTGATCGTGAGATCAGTCGTTCCAATACGCGAGCCTTTGAGGTGTGCCGGCGAGAAGGGCTTGATGGTCGCTGCACCCAAACTGCGAGTGAGAGTCTCGTCTGCATCGTCAACAAGCGCGTTGAAGCTCACGGCCCTGAAGTAGCGCGTGGTTCCGATTGATGCCAGCGCGTAGTCTTTGAATCCAACAGTTCCTGAGCTGAAGAGCACGCCCCGCTCGTTTACCTGATGCAGAGGCATCGACGCTTCAGTGTTTCGAAGCCCACGAAGAAGTCTGCTGAGTCTGTACTGCCTCGTTCCAATGAGTGTCGCGTCACAGAAAGAGAGAATCTCGTTGCCTAGCAGGATGGTGTTTGCGCCATTCAGAACCTCAAGATCAGTTTTCGAGCTTAGCGTGCCCGCCAGAACCTCAACATCGACTGTCGACGCGTTGTCCCAGTACCCCGATTTCCCTGTGGGCAGAACAGACTTCGCCAGAAGCACTTGGGCCTGCGGTGTGATCGGGAACACGGTGGACCAGTTGCTGTTGTCGAGTGAATCGAACAAAACCGCACCCGTCCACTCCTCTTCAGGCTCGAGCGATGCGACTGCGTAGTAGTAGCCCGGAGTTTGCGTGTCCGAATCTCGTAGCGCAGGAATGTTCATGATCATCA